ATCATCGTTTAAACCAAGAAGGAAGACCTAAATGTGGACGCTTGTCGAACATATTATCTTTGGCCCCTGGGGTCTTACGATTATTATAATGCAGAAAAACCTGGACACATTCTTTGCCTTTGAATTTTTCTCTCCAATGTTCTAGCTCTACACCTCTATAAACCAACATATCTCCAGGTTTTAAATCTACTCTAATTCCTTTTGCTTTACTAGCAACTGTAATATTTTTGCCATTAGGTATGCCCACATTTTCATTTGGACTTAAATATATAGGCCAGTCATCACCTCCTAGATTCATAGTCGTAGATATCTCACAACTGAATCTATCTTTGTGTCTTTTAAGTTCATCACCTTTTTTATAAATTCTTGCATAAGTATATGCCGGATATAGTTTTAATCCTGTTGCTTTTTCCATACCTGGTTGACATTTTAATAATAACGTTTCCATAGCCACGTTAGCATATTGAGAATATGTATTTGGTATCTGTTCATTTTTACCTTCATAATAACCTATAATATCTTCAAATGGTGAAAAGTATCTTGCTTGTCTACAACTATCGTAAACTTGTTTTTGCATACAAAAATAGTTTGCAATAAATGAAGCTAAGTCTTTTGATATTGCTTGACGGATAACTGTATACTTATTTTTTTTAAAGCTCATAATTTATGTTTAAAGTTATTCTATTACTCTTATCGGTACAAGATGAACTAGCGTGAGAATGTGCACCATTAAAAATTACACATTTGTTAGCTTCAGGTTTAACTTTTTTTGACGGATTTTTAAAAAATAAAAAACCATTATTAGTATTTATAAAATAAACAGCAGACATATGTTTAAATTTATAATCAACGTGATAAGCGTGTTTTACAACTTTTGATGTTTTAGGGTACAAGTTTAATCTAGCTCTTAACAAAGATTTAATATTTAAATTATCTATTATCTCTGGCATTATTATCTTAAAAAATTCACTATTTATTTTTTTATCTAAATACAAAGAATGTGTAAAATACCCATAACCAGTTTTATCTAAATAATTTATTTTATTTTGTAAATACCAAGGAAAATAATTATCTAATACTATTTTATTAATTTCTTTTATTTTTTCTTTTTTTAAAATATTTCTTTTTATCTTAAACATCTCTAGCCATTTCTTTTGGCACCGCTTGTATATTCCAATGTATAAATCTAAACGGTTCTGTGCCGTGGTCCACTGCATATTCGTGTTCTAAGAATCCTGGAAATATAATTAATGTGCCTGGCGTAGGTTTAAAGTTTATAAGTTCTTCTCCAGGCCACACACCTTTTCTATCTGATTTCATTTTTAATTTTGTACTTCTTGCTCCGGTTCTTGGTTCGTGAAATATTGGGTATGATGTTTTATCGCTACATTTTAAAAAATAAAAACCTGATACGTGTTGATTCCAATGTATGTGTGCTGAATGATGCCCACCACCTTTTTTAGCAAACTCTTGCACCCATAATTCACTAAACATAGTTTGATATTGTGACATATCATAACCTTGATGATCTAAATATTCCCAAGATTTTTGACCAACGTAATTTCTAAAATCTAAAAAATCATTGTCCATCGTTAATGGTGATGAATGATAGGATCTACCAAAATCACCAAACTTTTTTATATACTCTTTTTCTCTTTTACGAGCTTCTGTAATATATTTATTAGAGGCTTTGTTTAAAGATTTTAAAAACTCTGGTTTTTGTTCTGACCAAATGGTCGTATTAAAATAATTATTTATATACATTATTTAAAAGGCCTCCCTAAATGCCATACCACAAGACTATATCTTGTGCCTGATGTTACTGGTTTAACTCTATGCCACACAAAACTAGGAAATACAATAATAGATCCTTTTGGTAATATCTCTTTACATTGTATTCTATGCTTTAATTCGTCTCGCATATGTGGATCGTAATTTCTAAAATCAAATTCTAATTCACCACCTTTATACTCTGATCCATCTGTTAACTGACAAGTCATCGATAGTTTTCTAATCTTACCGTGATCTGGTGTATCAGGTCTGTCATAAGGTTTATCCCAACTATCACAATGCCAATCATAGTATTGATTTAATTTATATTTTGTGAACTGACAAGATTCAGATCTGTCCCAGTCAAAATTCCAACCTGCGTCTCTATTAGCTTGATGCACATAAGGATGTAATTCTTTATATATCCAAGTATCATTGAGCCATACTAAATCAGAGTTTCTTTTTCTTTTTAAATCTAGTATTTCTTCTTTTTTTAATTTTCTGTCACCATAGCCCCCCGTTCTAGCCATAACCTCTTTTTGTTGGTTAGCATAAGCTATCACATCATCACAGAACCTAGGGGTTAACACACCACTAAAATACCAATAGTAATTAGATATATTCATAAGTTATGGTTTGAACAAAGTTTAAACTATCTTTTTGATTATTAGTTAGACAATACATATTAGTTGATGGAAACATTATGAATTTATTATTAGTTAAAGGTATATTCCAACTTCTACCTTTACGTCTATTATCTTCATAATATATTTTGACCATACAGTTTTTTACATTTACACCATATAAAAGTGTATAGTCTGGTGAATTACGTAAATCAACAGGATCTATATTTAATAAAGGAATTGTGGTTTCTTGGGGTTTATACATATTTCCCCACATTTCTTTATTAACTAACTTAATATCATATTTAAGACCAATATGTTCTCGTAGATAAGTGTTTAACATATCCCACGTTCGTGAGTATGGAAAAGGTGAGTCTGTAATTTCTGAATTTAATATATCTTTTTGAAGTTTATCTCGATCAATGTCCCAATCTTTAGGCATTGCCACATCACCATAATATAAACTTACTTCTGATAATACTTTCTTTTGCATACCACCACCATTTTTAATCTATGCGTTTCTATCTGTCAAGTCCCAAGACTGGCCTGATTCATTCCACACATAACTCCATCTGTGAGTATCTGCTTCATTTTGTGATTGTTGTTCAGCTGTTAATGCTGGAGCATCACCGATTGGCGAATGCCATTGTGCATCTGACGTATCTTTTACCCACGATGCAAAAGGTTTTTTAGGCCAGAAAATATTATTATCTTCATCCCATTCATAACCTATACCTGCGTAGTTTCCTCTTAAAGCTTTAGATTGATCCGCTGATTCATTACCATTAGCATCATAATGTTTATTGCTTCTTGTATTATAAGAAGTTTGAATCCACATTTCTGCAGGCCAATTATTATGTAATTGTAAATATTGTTGACCTACTGATTCATCTTCAATACCATCAGCATTTAACATATCTTTATTATCTAAAGTTAATACTGCTATAACTTTTCCGTTAGATCCTAGTTTTGCAAAATGTGCCATAATGTTTCTCCTTATATATTAATTTTTATTACCATTCAACTACTGAAATTTATACCTTATTATTACAACTCCAGATCCGCCTTGTGCACCACCACCAGTTATAGCACCTCCGCCACCACCGCCACCGCCGCCAGTGTTACAACCTCCAGCAGTTCCAGGATTAGCATTAGTTTGACCAGAACCTCCACCACCAGTTCCTCCTGCTGCTCCTGGTCCACTTGGTGGATTTCGACCACCACCGCCACCACCACCAAAAGATAATGGGCTACCTGTAATACAAGTAGTAATTCCTGCTCCACCAACACCACTCGCTGGTGTAGGAGTTCCTGTAGCTCCAGCTGCTGTTGCTCCACCACCACCGCCGCCGCTGCCTGCAGGTGCGCTTGGTGTGCCGCCTCCAGGATTTCCTTGAGGTGGACTTACAGGAGGTGTATTTCCTGCTCCTCCACTTGGTACGTTTTCATTGGCTCTAACTCCACCACCTGATCCTCCAGCATTACCTGGAATTTGTCCTTGTCCACCACCACCGCCACCACCAGCAGATGCGATAGTTGAAAATGAAGAAGGATTTCCTGCACAACCAGCATTATTTGGTCCTGGACCAGGTTGTCCTGCTCCTCCACCACCCACTGTGATTGTATAAGATTGAGCTGAAACTGGTAAAGCTGGAGCTCCTAAAGGACTTCCAACTGGTATTGCATAACAACCACTTGCTGCTCCACTTGAAAATCTTGTGCCTCCTGCACCGCCTCCACCACCAGCGTTTGCGCCGCCACCTGCACCTCCGCCTACTACTAAATAATCTACTGTAGTTGAACCTGCTGGATTACCTGCACAAGAAACTGTAAAAGTGCCTGGTCCATTAAATCTATGAATTTTGAAATTTCCTGAAGTAGATTCACATCCACCAGTAGCAGTCACATACAACTCTCCAGGTGCTTCTCTTTGTAAACCTGAATCAGTTACCAACCAACCTTTTGTTGAATCAACAAAAACTAATGTAATTGCAAGACCTTCTTCAGATAAAACTGGATTAGTTGATTGTCCACCAATTTTATCTGAGCCATTTAAATTTAATGTTAAATTACCTGTATCAAAAGTATTGGCATAGTCTTTAAAACCAACAACTGCACCTGCTGTCCCTGCAGGAAGATTAACTGTAAATCCGCCACTTGATGTATCAACAAAATATCCCTCACCGGCTGTTGCCGTAAAAGTTGATGTTTTAACTGTTGTTTGCCAATTAACAGCACCGGTTGCTCCAAAACCATTTGCAGTTCCGTTGTTTGTAATTGTTACACCACTAGGAATTGTAAACGTATCGCCACTATCCCCTAATGTAGTTGTGCCACACGCTGTTCTTGGACTAATTTTATTTACTTTTATTTCACTCATAATTTACCTATTGAAACTTATACCTTATTATTACTATACCAGAACCACCATTAGTACCATCGTCACTTCCTGGAGTGCCTTTTCCACCACCACCTCCACCACCGGTGTTACACCCACCATTCGTCTGTACATTTCCACCACCACCTAAACCACCTGTTGGAGAGTTTGGTGCACGACTACCTCCACCTCCACCACCAGCAAAATAATAATTTGATCCACAATTTTGTCCGGAAGTTCCAAAAGCATTTGGAACACCAGCACCAGCTCCGCCCGCTGTGGTATTATTTCCAACACTATTACTACCAGCGGCAGTTGCGCCTCCACCAGCACCACCACAACCATTTGGAGGAGATCCACCATATGAAAATGTTCCTCCAGGATTACCTTGTGGGGGACTAACGGGTGGTGTGTTACCTGTTCCTGCAGCAATTGTTGGTCCAGAACCTGTTCCTGAACCTGCACCTCCTCCTGAGCCACCTGGAAAACCAGATCCACATTGTCTTGGATTATTATAACCACCTCTACCACCACCGGTAGATGTAATAGTTGAAAAAACTGAAGGAGTTCCGTCTGCTCCATTTCCGTTAGGAGCACAAGGGCCACCTGGATTTGGATTACCGGCACCACCACCTCCCACTTGAATAGTGTAAGCTTGAGCAGATAGATTAGTAAAAACTGTTCCTGTTAATGGTTTTGCTGGATAAGTTACCGGAGCTAAACTTGGAGAAGAATATCTAAATCCTCCTGCTCCACCACCACCGCCTGCATCTCCTGGACCTTTTGCTGCGCCTGAACCACCTCCGGCTACAACTAAATATTCTACTTCATTATTACCAGAACTATTTCCTGAACTAGAAACTGTAAATGTTCCAGGACCTGTGAATGTATGTATTTTATAATTTCCACACGGAGAATTAGCTGTTGAGTTACCACCAGTGGCTGCTACAAATGAAGCCCCTATTTGAGTTGTTGCATCATCATTTATTAAAGACCAACCTTTAGTTGCATCCATATAAATTAATGTTGCTGATAAACCGGTTGTAGCAAATGTGCTATCTGAAGCAGTACCATCCATATTTGATCCACCTCTACCAACGGTTAAATTACCAGTCGAAAATGTTCTTGCATAGTCTTTAAATGAAACAATATCTCCTACACTCGGAGAAGATGGTAGTGTCATCGTAAAACCACCTGAACTTGTATCTATAAAATAACCTTCGCCGTTAGCTGCTGTAAAACCAGTTGTTTTAATTGATGTCTGCCAATCAACAGTTCCTGTTCTACCAAAACCTGTTTGTGATGCACCAGATGCTAAAGCGATAGTTTTACCTGATTCACCTAAAGTTAAAGTGCTTCCTGATTCTGTTGTTACTGTATTTACTTTAATTGTACTTGTCATAATTATTGAAATTTATACCTTATTATTACTAAACCGCCACCGCCACCACCGGAATTATTGCCATTTGATCCACCTCCACCACTACCTGTTTCAGGTGTTCCAGCAGTAGCCGCCGTTGGCCAAGATGGAACACTACTTTCAGCATTTCCTCCACCACCTGCTCCGCCCGTTCCACCTGGGAAAGGTCCTGGTGAAGCTGGAGAACCATAAGATGCACCTCCACCACCACCTGCTCTTGTTACCGGTGATCCTGAAATTGAAGTTGTTGCTCCTGCTCCACCATTTCCACCAGCAGTCGCACTAGGTCCTCCTGTTCCTGCAGCTGTAGCTCCACCACCGCCGCCTCCAGTATAGTTTGGACTTCCACCACCACCTAAACCTCCAGGGAAACCTTGAGATGGAGTAGTAGCGGGAGTATTACCTGCACTTCCGGGTGTTCCACTACCACCAGCACCGCCGCCACCGCCACCGCCGGATCCTCCGGCACTACCACTACTGACAGCTTTTCCACCACCTCCACCACCTGCAGATGTTACTGTGTCAAAAGTTGAAACGTTTCCTGGATTACCATCAACAGGTGCTGTAGCTGCTCCTCCGCCACCGCCAACCACGATTGGATAACTTTGAGCTGAAACTGTAATTGATGTTCCACCTGGGTTTCCGTTTAAAGGGCTTGCTGTATAAGTTGGTCCTTGTAAAGGTGCTTTAAATTCTCTAAATCCACCAGCGCCTCCGCCGCCACCTCCGTCACCACCACCACTAGCTCCACCACTTGCACCTCCACCTATTACTAAATAAGAAACGTTATTTCTTGTTGGTGCACAAACGCCTGCTGCACTGCTTACTGCAAAAGTTCCTGGACCTGTAAAGGTATGAATTTTTTCATTACCACAAGGTGAAGTTGTTATAGTTCCACCTGTCGCTACTATAAATGGAACTCCACCTGTTTGTGATGTTTGAGTTTCTTGAACATTAATCCAACCTTCTGTTGAATCAACAAAAACAAAAGTTGCAGCTTGACCACTTACATTTAATGTTGCATCATTAGCTTGTCCACCAATTTTATTAGAGCCATTTGGTGAAATTGTTAAATTATTACTACCAAAAGTTCTTGTGTAATCTGCAAAAGCAACAATTGCGCCAGCGGTTCCTGCAGGTAAACTTGCAGTCACTGCTCCTGAACTTGTGTCTACAAAATAACCTTCACCATCTGCTGCCGTAAAATTTCCTGTTTTAATTGAACCTGTTTGCCAATTAACTGAACCTTCTCTACCAAACCCAGTTTGACTAGCACCAGTTCCTAATTGCA